TACAACCCCTTTGCTGAGGAAAACACCAATCACACAGGGATAAGAGAGTATTATAAGTAGAATCACACAGGGATAATAATAAGAGATAGAGACTCCGTAGGTTTATTGAGGGGGTAGGGGGGAAAACTTTGACTTTGGATTTATTATGAGTATCACCATCACTCGCTGCGATAAAATTTCTAAAACTAAGGGTACCCTCTAGAAATTTTAGACAGATATATTTTTCAAAAACAAGGTAGGTATAACTTTTATAGCAGGGTCTTGCTTTTGGCTTCGGGGTCATTCGCTACGCAGATTATACATGACCCCTCGCATACGGAGTATATGTAATAATACTAAATAATAATAAGAATAATAATACTACTATTATATTATATATATATATACACTAGATAGTTTAGAATATATATATAAACCCTATAATATAGTATATATAGTATATATAAGTAATATAGAGGGTATCATACTTTTATTACTTTGTCAAGTAAATAGAATCTTGTTCTTAAATATCAGCATACAAAGTTGTTGTTTATAGATTTATACAGGCTTTTTTACAGTATATCTTGACTTTTACTTTTTTTTATGGTATAATATTATGCATATGCTAAAAAATGCATATATATTCATGCGTCCCTCGGAATACCTTATAGCAGCGAAGCTGCGCTTTTAATGAGTATTTGGGAATAGGGCACTACCCGATCTAGTGTGCATGGTTGATCGGCTAAAACTCATCTCAGTGTATGTATAAAAAATATAGCGATTGCTAAGGAGCAGACATGTCATTAAAGAATGTAGGTGGCGAGTGGGCACCAAAGAAATTAGAGGGACTTGTTTACATCCGCAAGAAAAAGACCAAGCCAAACGAAGCTGGTTGGTGGGATGATAAAAAGAAACTTGAGGCGGTAACTACCTACTTGGGTGCTGGTACTCTTGAGCTTACTTCTGCCATTATCAATGTACCTGTACAAACATTACGAAGCTGGAAGCGTACCGATTGGTGGAAACAATACTTGGAAGATCTTCAATACGAAGATAACCTTAAGCTAGATACAAAGCTTGAAAAGATTATGAATAAATCTCTCGATGCTGTCTTGGATCGGGTAGAGAATGGGGATGTTATGTATGACCCCCGTACAGGTAAGCAGGTGCGGATTCCCGCAAAACTTCGTGATGTGCAAAAGGTTACTAATGATCTTATTGATAAGCGGCAACTGCTTCGTAAGATAAACGTTAGGGCAGAAAAAGAGCCAGCTCCGCAGGTAACTGCAGACCATCTAGTACAGCTTGCACAAGCGTTTGCTCAGTTTGCAAGTGGAACTAAAACACAAAGCGTAAACATTATTGATTCGGAGACTGTCAAAGATGCCCTTTATGAAGAACGTGAAATCTGAGCATGGTCTGGGCTAAAGGCAAACCTTTTCCGCATGGGGAAGTAGCTTATGCTTCCTTGACCAAGGATGAGAAATTGGCGTATATGCGGAAAGCTAATCGAGCTTATTACTTGAAAAAAGTAGGTGCTTTAGTACGGAACATGCACCACACACCAGAATCTCGAAGAGAGTGGTCAAGTACTAAGTCCACAATACGAGCAACGAGAGCGAAACAAGCCAGGGTTCTTTGGGAAAAAGAACTGACTGATTTTGTGTATAGAGAAGCACACGCTCTTCGTAAGCTCCGCAATAGTCTTTTTGGCTTTGAGTGGCATGTAGATCATATTATCCCCCTTAGGGGAAAAGATGTCTGTGGTTTACATATTTGGCGTAATTTTGCAGTGATACCTAAGGTAGAGAATCTGCGTAAGGGGAATAAAAATTCCATTCATGAAGAACGGCCGCCGGAACTACAAAGCGGAACTAGCGTGGGAGCATGAAAAGAAACCAAACCGGGTAAAGGATCGTGCAGCACGTAACTCAGCTCGTAGTTCACTTGGACTAAAGGTAGGTGATCCTAGACATGCTGACCATAAGGTGCCTTTAACAAATGGTGGATCTAAGTCTCTTGCAAATATCCATGCTATCATGGGCGCAGCTAACTTAAAAAAAGAAGCACAAAGAAAAAAGAAAGCTGCTAAAAAGACATGAATGGAAACAACATATCTCCTGTTCCATACCAAGAACAAATCGTACAAGGGGCTTTTGCTGCGTTTACTTGGTTAGAGTGGTTTAGACAGCTTCGTGATTTCGTTGTCGGGTTTAACGCTTATAAAACTTATGGTATGTTTGCTTGCACAAACAATCAAACACCAACCGCTGTTAATACACCGCAGGTTATTCAGTTTGATACGCAACCAATTACAGATGGTATTACATATACTGGGTCGAAGATTACAGTACCAAATACAGGTTTGTATCGGTTTACTTTTTCCTGTCAAGTTACATCCACATCATCTAGTGCTAAAAATGTTTGGTTTTGGCCAAGAGTAAATGGAGTAGATGTACCAGGGTCTACAATTAAATCTACTATGTTAAGTAACAACTCAACTGGAATTGTAACAAGATCAGGTTTGTTTAGGTTAAATGCTGGTGATTATTTAGAGTCTTGGTGGGCAGCCGACAAATTAGATGTACAATTAACCGCGTTTTCTGCCACATCATTTGCACCAGCAACACCAGCAGTTTTACTAGAAGCATTACAAATAGGCTAATTTGTGTGATAGAACTAAATAAAGATTTAATTAAGGGTTTTGTTGGTAGCTGCTTAGTTAAAGGGTTTGATGGTAGTAAACCCATTCCAAAGGTACATGAAGAAATCTGGGATCTTTGCTGTTCCAACAAAAAGTATGTGGCTATGGCCCTTCCACGGGGACATGGAAAATCAACGGCTATCTCTTTTGCTTATTTACTAGCAACTCTTTTGTTTCGCCAGCGTAAATTTGCCATTATTGTGTCTGATTCTGAGTACCAAGCGGCGATGTTTCTTGGTCAGATTAAACAAGCCTTATCTGAAAATGAAGACATTATCAATCTGTTTAAGATTAAAAAAAGCCCAACTAAAAATGCGGTAGAGTTTATTAAAGAAACAGAGTCTGACATTATTGTTGAGATGGAAGATGGGCATAAGTTTAGGGTTATTGCTAAAGGCTCTGAGCAAAAACTTCGTGGCTTGCTTTGGAATGGCAGTCGTCCAGATATTATGATTCTTGATGACATGGAATCAGACGAACAGGTGTTGAACAAAGAGCGTAGAGAAAAGTTTCGTAAGTGGATGTATGGTGCACTTATTCCTGCTTTATCTGAGAAAGGGATTATCCGATACGTAGGGACAATCCTTCACCAAGATAGTGCTTTGGAAAATTTAATGCCAAAAGCAAATGCTGTTTTTACAAAACGCGACGATCTAAAAACATGGGCAGAGCGTCCTGTTGGCATGTGGTGGTCTGTTAAATACGCTGCACATAATTCAGACTTTTCTAAAATTCTGTGGCCTGATCGTTGGACAAAAGACGCTTTAAAAGAACTTCGTGATGATTATGTTGCTCGTGGCTTACCTGAGCAATATAGCCAAGAATACCTAAACATTCCGGTTGATGAAAGCACAGCTTTCTTTAGGCGTAACGATTTAAATTCGATTACACCAGAAGACAAGAAAAAAAGGCTCAACTACTATGTAGCTGCTGACCTTGCTATCTCTGAACGAGAACGAGCAGACTGGTCTGTTTTTACTGTGGGTGGAATAGATGAGAACGGGATACTACAAATTAGAAACGTTATCCGTGAACGCATGGATGGTGCTGAAATTGTAGAGACTTTGTTGGCTTTGCAACGAACATACGAACCCATTGCCTTTGGTATTGAGGATATGCAAGTAACCAAAGCCATCGGCCCCTACCTTAATCGGGCTATGATTGAAAGAAACATTTTTTTAAATGTTATTTTAATGAAACCCCATAAAACAGACAAGCTTACTCGTGCTCAATCTATTCGAGCCAGAATGCGGGCGGGTGGTGTAAAGGTAGACAAACAAGCTGATTGGTATGCAACCTTTGAAGATGAGGTTTTATCGTTTCCACGAAGCAGGCATGACGACCAAGTAGACTCTTTAGCTTATTTGGGTTTATTACTTGAAAAAATGATTGATGCTCCAACCCAAGCAGAAGTAGAAGAAGAGCATTACCGTGATGAACTTGAAGAGTCGGGACCAGATGGTCGTGACGAGATAACTGGATATTAACTATGGACATTGAAAAAATCTTAAACTCTGTTAATCTTGCTAACGAGATTAGCGATAAAGATACTCTCGTTAAAATTGGTAAACAAGTAGTTGAGGGTTTTGATCTTGATCTTGATTCTCGCAAGCCTTGGGAAAAAGATGTAGAGGTATGGACTAAACTAGCCCTACAGATTTCAGATAAAAAGACGTATCCTTGGCCCAATGCAAGTAATGTTAAATACCCACTACTAGCCACTGCGTCTATGCAGTTTGCTGCTCGTGCTTATCCAAGTCTTCTCCCTAGCAATGGCCAGATTGTTAAATGTCAGGTTATTGGTTTTGATCCAATGGGAGCAAAAGAAGCTAGGGCCAAACGAATCTCTACTCACATGTCTTACCAAGTCATGTTTGAAATGGAGGATTGGGAAGAGGAAATGGATCGGTTGCTTCTCACATTACCTATTGTTGGTGCAGTATTCAAAAAGACTTACTGGAGCCAAGAAAAGCAGCGAAATGAATCTTGTCTAGTGTTTCCAAAAGATCTAGTAGTAAACTACTGGGCCAAATCACTAGAAGATGCAGAGCGTAAAACACAGGTTTACCAGTATAACAAACGTAAAATCAAAGAAAAGCAACTACAAGGCATTTATTCTGATGTAGAGTTGCCGAGCCCAAGCCAATACTTGCTAGAACCAGATAGGATTCGTACAAACTCACAAACATTGAGTGATGACGACGAAACCACTCCTTATATTATTTTAGAGCAGCACATGTTCTATGATTTAGATGGAGATGGCTACGCTGAACCCTATGTAGCTGTAGTTGAATACAGTTCAAAGAAGGTTCTTCGTCTGGTAGCACGCTTTGATGTAGACTCTATTTCAGTAGATCAAGATGGTAACATCATTCGCATTGATCCTGACGAGCATTATACAAAGTTTAGCTTTGTTCCCAATCCAGATGGTGGTTTTTATGACATTGGTTTTGGCCGTTTATTAGGAACAATCAATGCTTCTGTAGATACCATCATTAACCAGCTTATTGACTCTGGTTCTTTGGCAAACCTACAAGCTGGTTTTATTGGCAAAGGGTTGCGAATCCGCATGGGAGAGAATAGGTTCTCACCGGGCGAATGGAAATCTGTTAATGCTACTGGCGATGATCTAAAGAAACAGATTCTTCCTTTACCAACCAACCCACCAAACCCAGTGCTAATGCAATTACTGCAGTATTTGGTACAGTCTGGTAAAGAGCTTGCCTCAGTTGCAGAGATTATGACTGGTAAAATGCCGGGCCAGAACACTCCAGCAACTACCACTCAAGTTGCTGTTGAGCAGGGCATGAAGGTCTTTACTGCTGTGTATAAGCGCATTTTCCGCAGTTTGGCTAAAGAGTTCCGTAAGTTATATAAACTAAATGCTCGTTATTTAAATCCAGAGAATGAGGTTGCTGTATTGGATGTTCCAGTAGAGCAATCAGATTATTTTGGTGATCCCAACGATGTAGTTCCTGGAGCTGATCCAGCGGCAGTTACTCAACAAGAGAAACAGGCCAAGGCTCAAATGCTTATCCAGATGATGGGCATGGGAACATTAAACCCAATGGCTGTAACTAAGTTTGCTTTAGAAGCTTTTGAGATTCCACAAGCAGAACAGTTCATGCAGCAGCCGCAGCAGCAACCAGATCCAAAGGCACAAGCGCTACAGCTAAAAGCCCAGATAGATCAACAAAAAGCACAGGCAGATATGCAAATAAATCAACAGAAGCTACAAATGGAGCTTGCTGCTGAGAATGAGCGCAATCAAATGAAGATGCAAGCTGAAGTACAAAAGATCAAGCTTAAAGAGATTGAAGCTGGTCTTGCAGCCCGCAAAGCCATGATGGAACACCAAATGTCCATGTCACAATCAGACGACAATCATCGCATGGGTATGCTTCAGCAAGGACAAAAGATGTCTATGGATCGTGCAAAGTTCCGCGACCAACAAGTACAAAAAGCCCAACAAGTAAAGAAAGGGGATAAATGATTCAATCAAGCAATATGACAAAAGATGATTGGAAGACTTGGAAACAAGATCCTGTTACTCGATTGTTCTATGAGGCGGTGTCTGAACGCATTGAAGATGCCAAGGAAACCTTAGCCAATACAGCAGGCAATGATCCTTTACAAGATAGTTTTTATCGAGGCTTTATTTATGCTTATCGTGAAATGACTGAATTTCGGTTTGAAGAAGCGGAAGAAGGAGAAGTTGTTCAATGATTGTTCCAGTATTACATAGGCTATTAGTAAGGCCTGATCCAGTAGAAACCACTACAGCGGGCGGTATTGTTCTAGCAATTAATGAAAAGCGAGAACAAGCGGCAGCAGAGCGTGGTACAGTAGTTGCACTTGGTAGTACTTGTTTTAAGGACTACGGGGGCAATGAAAATACAGTTAGTGTTGGTGATAGAGTTTTTTATGCCCGTTATGCAGGTAAAGAAGTTTCCGAAGATAACGGAAATGAAAAGTTTGTACTATTAAATGACGAAGACATCGTAGGAGTAATTAAGTAATGAGTGAAGAACAAGTAGTGGAAAGTACCGTAGAGTCTACAGAAGCCCCTAACAACGAACCAGAATCTAGTATTGAAGATCGTGCTCGTGAGCAAGGATGGCGACCTAAAGAAGAGTATGATGGTGATAAATCCAAGTGGGTAAGTGCAGAAACATTTGTTGCCAAAGGTGAGTTAATCGGTAAGATTGAATCTCTTGGCAAGGAATTAAAAAATACTAAAAAAGCAATGGCTATGCTTCAAGACCACCATTCAAAGGTGAAGGAAGCTGAGTTTACGCGAGCTGTCAATTATCTCAAACAACAAAAGAAACAAGCTTATGAAAACGGTGATGTAGATAAAATCATCGAGATTGACGAGCAACTTGCTACAGTTAAAGAAACACAAAAACGACAGTCAGAATTAATTGCCCAACAAAGTGCCTCTGAACCAGAAGTGCATCCAAATTTTATGAGTTGGGTAGATAATAATAATTGGTATAATAGTGACACAGAACTTCGAGAAGCGGCAGATGCTCTTGGCCTAAGCTATGCAAAGGTCCATCCAGAAGTATCTCCAGACCAGGTTTTGGATTATGTTGCTAAAAAAATTAAAGCTGCTTATCCAGAAAAATTTACAAATCAAAACAGAAACAGACCTTCATCAGTTGAGGGCGCAGGCAATTCTGCACAGAAAAGTTCTAAAGGCGTAGATATTGATATGAGTGAAGAAGAGGTTCGTATTATGAACACTTTTGTTCGTCAAGGTATTATGACCAAAGAAGAATATATGAAAGAACTCAAAGCAATCAAAGGAGCGCGATAATAATGGCTGATAGTAAGCAAACTAAGAGTGTACGTACTCGTCGATCCCCAATTAATGGCACACGCAATCGACTTAATGTACGCGGTAAAGAACCGGGTTATGTCTACCGAATCGTAAATGACATTGATGATCGTATCCAAACATTCCAAGAAATGGGATATGAAATCGTCTCTGATTCAAATGTATCTGTGGGTGACAAGCGTGTGGCGGATGCTACTCAAGAAGGCTCTCCTATCAAAGTTAGCGTTGGTCAAGGCGTACAAGCTTATGTTATGCGACAAAAGCAAGAATGGTATGACGAAGACAAAGTTAAAAAACAAGAATACGTCAACGAACTTGAACGCTCTATGAAGGAAGATGCCAGTAAAGAAGGATTCTATGGTAAACTAAATCTCTCACGAGATTAACTTCCCTCTAATCCTCCTTGGGTAGCAAACCAAGATTTTCTTTCTTTGTTTATCTTTGGAGGTCTTAATGGCTACTACTTTCCAATCTCGTCCAGGCCTAAAGCCTGTTAAGCATCTTTCTGGTGCACCTTACAATGGTCAAGCCAATGTCTATGTTGTTGCTGCTGGCAACACCGTAGTACCCGGCGACATCGTTACTCTTGACGCTGAAAACGGCTCTGCCGCTGGCGTTATGGCTGTTTCTATTCCTGGCGCAGCTACTACTATTCCTGTTGGTGTAGTAGTTGGTGTTATTAACGCCAAACTAGATCCTATTACTGGTGAAATGACCAACGGTTCCATTGCTCTTGACACCCCACAAACCGGCGCTGCTGGTGCGTATGTTCTAGTTGCTGATGCTCCTGATCTGGTATTCCAAACTGAAATTGCTACTTATGCAATTGCCAACATTGGTAAAAACCATGAGTCTGTTCTCACTACATATAACACCACTACTGGTGGTTCTAATATGAAGATCATCTATAATGGTGGCGAACAAACTGACCCATGGAAACTTATTGGTGTTGATCTAGTTCCTGATTCAATCTCTGGCGGAAGCGGCTATGCCTCTCCTGTTGACGGAGATTCAAATGTCAAGGTTCTAGTAATGGCTAACGTCCATCAGTATCGTGATGCTGGCGGCACTGCCTCAGTTTAATAGATAAGGAGAATATAATATGTCAGGTGTAATTACTTCATCCTCCTTCGCAAAAGCGTTGTGGCCCGGCGTTAATGCTTGGTATGGTAAATCTTATAAAGATTATCCAGAAGAGTGGTCACAACTTTTCGAAAAGAACACTTCTCGTAAAGCTTACGAAGAAGATGTTGGCCTAAGCTCTTTTGGCCTTGCTCGTACCAAAGCTGAAGGTGCTGGTATTGAATATGATACCGAGCGTCAAGGTTTTACCAGCCGTTACAACCATGTTGTATACGCCCTAGGCTTTATCATTACTCGTGAAATCTATGAAGATGACCAGTATGATGTAGTTGGCAAGCGTAAAGCCAATGCTCTAGCACGCTCCATGCGTCAGACTAAAGAAATTGTTGGTGCTAACGTATTTAACCGTGCAGAGACTTCTGGTTATACTGGTGGTGATGGCGTTGTTCTACTAAGCGCAAGCCATCCAAATGTTTCTGGTGGTACCTTCTCTAATAAGCCCAGCACTGATGCTGATCTAAGTGAAGCAGCTTTAGAGCAAGCTAACATTGACATTGCGGCTTTCCGTGATGATCGTGGTTTGCTAATTGCTGCTAAACCTCGCAAGCTTGTTATTGCTCCAAGCAATATGTTTGAAGCCAAGCGTATTCTTGGTTCTGATGGCCGTGTTGGTACTGATACCAACGATCTAAACGCGCTAAAGACCATGGGTATTATTCCCGAAGTAACTGTAAACCACTATCTCACCGATTCAGATGCATGGTTCGTCTTAACCGATGTAAATGATGGTCTCAAGTACTTTGAGCGTCGTGGCGATGCCTTTGAAATGGACAACGACTTTGATACTGAGAACGCTAAGTTCAAGGCTACTGCTCGTTATTCCTTTGGTTGGACAGATCCACGTGCTATTTACGGCAGCATGGGTGCCTAATAACTCTTAATTGGAGGGGCGAAAGCCCTTCCTCTTTTATCTTATTAAGGAGATATTATGGCAATTAATCTAAGCTTCCCAAAACCACGTGCCACGCAAACTAAAATCTTTGCTGTTGCTCGAACTGATAGCTCTACTGAAAAGTGTTGGCTACCAAAAGATGCAGTAATTGTTGGTGTTTATGTACTTCAAATGACTGCTGCTGAAACTGACGCAGCTACTTTTGATGTAGGTGTTGGCGCTGATGCTGATGGTATTCTAAGCGATTTTTCAATGGCGACTACTTCTGTTGGTTATACAACTGGCGGTACTGCTACTGGAGCTGTGGTTGGTACTAAACTAACCGTTGACTCTAAAGTTAGCTGTACTTATACCGTTGGTTCTTCAACCGCAGGCGGCACTGGTTATGTAAAAATTGAGTATTTTGTTGCTGGTGGTAACGAGACTATCACAAGCTAACTCTTCCTAAGAGGGAGGTAACTGTAATAGGTTCTTCCCTCTTTTTTTATCTATCGAATATACAGGAGTGTATGATGGCTTCTTCCCGTTCAAGCGGATTAAAGACGACTGATTCTGCTATTGCAGTTGGTCGCAATCGAATTAACGCAATTACGCTTATTGCTGATGGAACAAATGCAGCAAGCGTGGTTGTATATGACAATGCCACTACTGCTAGTGGTACAGTTTTAGGAAAAGTGACAGCAGTTAGTGGGCAAGGAACTGTGCATGTTATTTTTGAAAATCCAGTTATTGCAGAAAATGGTGTCTATGCAGATGTTACAGGTACTGGGGCTGCATATATTGTTTACTTTGGCGGGTAATTGTAAGGAGTAAACAATGTGGCAAAAAACTACTACCTAAGTGGGCAGTGGAATGTTACTTGTGATGTTTGCTCTAAAAAAATAAAATCCAGCAATGCAAAGCATCGGTGGGACGGCTTTATAACTTGTCCTGACTGTTGGGAACCAAGGCAACCCTTGGATTTTATTCGGGCTAGAGTTGATAAAATTACAGTACCTTTCCAACGCCCAATACCAACACTTCAATTTATTCCTCAGAACTTTACGGAGCCTTTGGCCAGTAGAGTTTATACTGATGAAGAATATACAAGAACAGTAAGTTTTATTCGGGCTTATACAGACTCTGTATCTTTGTTGGATCAAGGGGTTTCTGTTCAAATAGACCACGGTAGATCTTTTACAGACACTGTGAGCCTTACGGAAAACTTTGATGCTTTAGTTTACACTCTACTAACTTTGACGGACACTGCTTCTATTACAGAAACTGTTGCCAAATCAGCTAGTATTCCTGCAGCAGATTCAATTACTATAGTTGATGTAGAATATAAACTAATTGCACAAAACCCAACAGACACAGTAACTAGTGCAGACACAGTTGTTAAACTGGTAAACAAAATACCTTCTGACAGTATTACTCTAACAGAAACCTTATTGTTTACACAAGAAGCAAACGATGCTATTAATGACACTGCTTTAAACACACAAGCAATTAACTAATTATAGGAATCAAAATGACAAACGACAAATTATTTGTAAAAGGTAAACTAGACATCGTTCTTCGTAACGCTAGTGGTGTTGTTATTGAAGAACGGCATATCCCCAATTTAGTGGTAGATACTGGTAATAATTACATTGCATCTCGAATGAAAGATGCAACTGCCACTGCAATGACTCATATGGCTGTCGGTACTGGCGGCACTGCTCCAACTGCTGGAGACACCACCCTTGCAATTGAAGCGGCTCGTGTGGCACTTACCTCAACAACAGTTACTGGGAACGATGTTGCTTATGTTGCTACTTTTCCGGCTGGAACCGGAACTGCGGCGCTTGTTGAAGCAGGACTATTTAATGCTTCTTCTGCGGGCACTATGCTTGCACGAACAACCTACTCTGTAATCAATAAGGGTGCTGCAGATACCCTGACAGTTACTTGGACCATCACTGTAGGTTAATTTAAAGGAACCTGATAATGGCATTACAATTATTTGCTAACAATGCAACTGGCTATTTAAGTGCCTCTGTAAGTTCAAGCGCCACTAGCCTTATTTTGCAGTCAGGACAGGGTGGTTTGTTCCCATCTCCAACAAATGGGGATTACTTTCTTGTAACGCTGTTTGATGGTTCATCTACAATTGAAATTTGTAAATGTACTGCACGGTCTATTGATACACTTACGGTTGTTCGTGGACAAGAAGGAACTACTGCATCTGCTTTTGCATCTGGGTCTTTGTGTGAGCTTCGTGCCACTAAAGGCACTTTTGAGGGTTTATTACAAGCAACTGGGGATACGGCCACTGATTTAACTTTGGTTAATGGTGCCCTCGGCACACCCTCCAGCGGTACACTGACCAACGCCACCGGTCTGCCGGTCTCTACAGGCATCAGCGGACTGGGGACGGGTGTAGCGACTTTCT